GGTTTACTGGTTTGATTGCTTTATGTAGATAGGATAATACTGAACCTCTATTCTGGTCAATAATACCAGAAGGACAGTATGCAATAGAATCTTTTGTTATTTTTAATCCACTATCCATAGTACCACCAGTTGCGATACCATTTTCATTGTAGATATAAAATTCTTCAGTCTTTACTTTTTCTTCTACACCAGTAATTGGATTTGGTTTACCGACAATTTTTTCTCTAACTTTTTTAATTTTTTGAGGGTCTATATATCTTAACTCAGTAATACCTTTTCGTGGGTCTTTTTTATCAATCACTTTATGATAGAATAATCTACCATCAACATACCATCTACGAAAGATGTCATGTCCTTTTTCTTGAAACATCAATAGTTGAAGAACTCTATCGAATTCTTCTCTAATTCTGCTTTTAACTTTTGAGGATTGTTTCAGACCGTCAAGTTGAAGTGAAATGGGGGAATCATTTTCGTTAGCTGCGATACCCTCACTAACTATATCTTCAATTGCACTATCACATTCTGGTTGTTGAGATATATTTCTATATCTTTTAATCAAATCATATTGAGTTTTATCTCTTCCTTCAATATCATATACTGAAGAAAAAAATCCACCAGATGCTATATCTTCTGCACCATCATCAGATGATGGCAGAGTAAAGGACTCTGCATCATCTTTTTTTCTTGTTATACTAAAACCAAAAAACTCAGCCATAATAACTCCTTTTGTTCTATTTAGTAAGAACTATTAGAAGTTTACTGAAGAGGTTTCAAAGTGTGTATATCTCCAAGTGATGTCAAAAGTTTCGATTTCAGTCGTTGTATCGTAACTTAGGTCAATTGCAGTTATTGCTTGTGGAAAACAGTTTCTTAAAAAGTATGTTTTCAAAACAGTATCATCTCTATCAAGTTGTTCTACTGTTAAGTCAGCAGTATAATCTGAAACATTTGTAAGACCAGTACCAGTAACGAAATCATTCATTCCGTTACTCCACCTTTCCATTGCATTTCTAACCATAAAGTCTGTATCATTCAATACAGTAGTTGTCCATGTTTCATACTCTCTATCACCAGCAAGATATAACGCTCTACCTCTAAATGGAACTACGACTTCACCGACTGTATTGCCTGGCAGTTGTCCAGTTCTTGTTAAAAATGAACTTCGTCTTATATCCAACGCAACTGCGATAGCCCCAGGCGTATTGAAAGTAATACGGAATTGGTTTGCTCTTGCACCACCACCGACAAGGTTTGCTTTAAATTCATCTATTGTTGCCATGATTAACCCCCTATCTCTGAAAATGCTACCCCAGTTCTAACTGCGATAAAGTTAAGTTGAATAAAGTTGATAGACCTAGCAGGTTTGATAAAGATATCTGCAACAAACTCATTTCTATCAATTACTTCACCAGTATTATTAGTTCCGTCTGCAACCACACTAAAATCTGTAATACCTCTTCGACCTTGAATATCTCTCAAGAATGGTTCTACTAGATTTCTAAATTGTGCTCTTGTAAATTCATCATTGAACTCAAAGAGTTGAAACTTAGATGCAGTTGCAATTGCTTTCTCAAGTAAGATAAACAATCTACGAACATTAATTCTATCAAATGCACTTGGTTTTGCAAGAGCAGTCTTATCACCGAATAACACAGTTCCTTGGCCAGGAATTGTTATTACTGGATTTATTCTTGCTGGATATAAAATATCTCTTTGTGATTTTGTAGGATTATATGCAAGTTTTACTGCACCTCTGATTTGTCCTCTGTTAAAACCAGCAGGAGAGAAAAATGGGTCTGCAACATTATCTGTATTTGCACAAAGACCAGCAATATCTCCATTTAATGGTATAAATCTAAATACATCATTAAACTTATCAAACTGAAATTTATATCCACTATCAAATACACAGTATGATGAACTTGATAGACTATCAAAGAAAGTTTTAATGTTATTTGTTTGTGTTATTGAACTTGTTACATTAACAACATCTGCTCTTCGAGGTGATATGAATACTACGACATCTTTTCTTTTCTCTGCGATATCAATCAAGTTAGTTGCATGAGTAACACCATCTGTTCCAGCTGGACTTGCACCAGCCATAATTAGATTTACATCTACTGTTTCTGAGTCTTCATATAATGTATATGCAGAATCTAACTCACCAACTGTTAATGCAAAGTCATCAGTTCCACCACTTAGGTTAAAATTAATTTCACCAGTTGTTCCAGTACCAGTTGCATAACTGTTACCAGCAGTTAATGCTGTTCCAGCGTTTGATAAAGCACTTGGGTGGTCTAACCAGTAAATAAATTCTGATTGTCTAAAAATTACCTCTGGATAAAAGTTTGCATTACCTTGAGGTGTTTTTGCATTTGGATGTTGAGAAACTAAAGGAAAAGTTTCCAAAACTGAAAGTGTTCTTTCACCAGCTGTGTCTGCACGAAAACCAGAAATATCTCCAGTTCTGTCAAATACTACAATATGCAATTCATCTGTGCTTACACCTTTACCAGTTGCAAAAGTTGAAGTGCCAGGCGCACCGTCAAACAAATCGTAAAATCTAAATCTTCGTCTTACGTTTGTTGCATCTGCAAGTGCAGTTTTTAAACCTTTACCATTTGGGTCATCTTTTTGTCTTATTGTAAGTGTGTCAGTTGATATTGCAGTTACTTCGTACTCTTGTCCATCTGCTTCAAAAAAGTGTACTATGTCACCAACATTATATTTTGCACCACCAGCACCAGCAGAACCACCACCGTTATCAATAACTACTGAAGTTGCACCAGCAGCTGGAGTTCCTTCTACAACTCCTAATGTTCCAGTATTTCCAGAAAATGTTTCTTCGTATGCAGCTGCACCAGCACATAATGCAACCCCTAAAGAGTTACCGTGTGTTCCAGCAGTTCTTGCACCAAACTCTCCAGATGATGCTTGACCAGCTGCGTAATTATTTGAGTAATCATCATTGTTTTTTATTAATAAACCACTTCCACCAGACATGGCGTTTAAGATTCCACTTTGTGCTCTAACAACTCTTAATGCGTTTCCGTATTGAAGAAAGTTAGAAGCAGTAAAGAAAGTCTCAAAATTATTTCCGTTGGGTTTACCAAAGATTTTGACTAATTCTTCTTCAGAACTAATTGCAGTTATTTCATTTACTGGCCCTTTTTCAAAGGCACCAGCAATTGCACCAATAGATGTTGATACGGCAGGAACTACATTAGTTAAGTCAACCTCTTTGACGAGAACCCCAGGCGATACTTGAAAAGGCATATGTTTTCTCCTTGTTCTTTGTCAAATTCTATTCTTTGATTATATTTAGTAAAATAATGTTTTACAAATCGTTTTTTATATGCACTTGAGTTTATAAATACATACATGGATTTTTATACAAAATATAAAGACACAATCAAAGAAGTTTCTAAAAGACATTACATAAAAAGAATGAGATGGGTGCATGAATATCTTGCAAACAAGTCTTGTTGTTTATGTAATGAAAGTGAAACTATGTGTTTAAAATTTTATCCCCACGATAAACAGATTAGAAGTATCTCAAAAAGAAAAGGTCTTAATAAAAAATCAAGACAAGAAATAGTTTACTTAATAGATAAATCTAAAATCGTTTGTTCAAATTGTTTTATTAAATATGAAAATGATATAATTGATATTATGTAGTATTTTACCAACTGCTATCATAGTTTCTTACAACTGGACTCCATTTTTGTCCATATTCATCAATTACTGTTTCCCCCATAGGGTCATTAATACCATCATCAACAAAACCAAAAGGAGCCATATCTTGTTCTAATTGGTCTTGTTGTTCTAAGAACATTCTTTCTCTAATGTCTACATTTGTAAGTTCTTTAAAGTATGTCTGGTTTGTCATCCACCCAAATAATACACAACACATTGCAAGGTCATCTGTGTGTCCTTCTTCTGCTTGATATGATTGTCCGTGTTTGACAAATGTAGAAAACTCTGTTATAAGGTCATAGTCATTAACAATTAGTTTATCTGTTTCAATCAATTGTTTAAGATTTGAACACCCTAACATCTTTACTGCTTTAGTTGTTCTTACACCTAACTGCACTTTACCCCCAGAGAAACCAGAACCAAGTATTTGACCAGCTCGACCTCTCATAGATGCCATGATGAGGTTATCGTATTCCAAGTCGTACTGCATTGCAGTTGCAACTTGTTCTCCAATATCATTTACCTCAATCATTACATATGCGTTGTTATATGCTTTTGCAACATCATGTATTACATTTGGAAACAATAAAGGTTTGATTTCATTATTTCGATATTTTGCAACAATACGATATGGAAGTTGTGATACATCAAATACTAAAAACGCAGAATAGTCTTGTTCCGTTCCTCTTGCAACATCACATACGATTGTATATAAACCCTCTTTTTGTGGTTTTTTGTATAATTCTAAACCAGCATTTCGTTGTATAGGTTCTTCAAATACCATAGATTTAATTTTAGTAGGATGTATAAGAGTATTGATAGAACCTAAAAATTCACATTCAAATTCACGATTGAATTGTTCTTGTGATGTATTTGCGATAGTTTCTATTTTCCATTTTTCATCACGGCCAGGAATTTCACTCCAATGGACTTCAATAGGTTGGTAAGTATTTTTACCACTCTCTGCATCAGACCAGAGTTTATAGAAAAGATTCATACCATTAGGTGTTGATACTATCACAACTTTTGTAGTTTGTCCAGAAGAAATTGTAGGATACACAGAACTAAAAAAGTCTTCTGCAACATTATGTGGTACGAAAGCAAACTCATCCAAGAATATCATATTATAAGAACCACCACGAACTGCACTAGATGATGTAGAAGATGCAACGATACGAGAACCATTCTCTAAATCCAGAGAACCTTTATTCCAAGACATAACTCCTTGTTGCATCCACTTAGGCAAATTTTCATATGCAAGTTGCAGTCTTGAAAGAATATCTCTTGCAGTCGCAGCTTTGTTTGCAAGTATTGCTACTCTCATTTGTTCGTTGAATAAAACATAGTGAAGTATGTAAGATATAATTGTGGTTGTCTTACCAGACTGTCTGGGAAGTTTACAGATAGTAAAACGATTATTATGAATCGTTCCTAACATTTCTTTTTGGAATGGATATACATCAAAAGGAACAAGACCCTCATCAAGACTTACAATTTTAATGTATGTCTTACAAAAGTACAGAGGGTCATCCATACACTTTTTATATTCTAGGATTTGTTCTTGTGTCCACTCTACTTGAACATTTGCTTTTTTAAGTAGAGGATTTCCAAGATAGTGGTTTATATCTGACATTAGTGATTAAACCTTAATCTCCATTATACAGCTATCTCTTGTGCTATAATAATAGACATACCTCGTTCATAAGAATTATTATTACTATCAGTTACAGTTCTATTTATATACATTTGTAAGTTACTTTGCGAAGTAACAAAAGAACAAGCATAAGTTATAGCAGAAGTTGTATTAGGATTGTCATAGTAATGATAATTAACACAATCAGGTGTGCTTGAAACATCATCTGCATAATAACCCATACCAGTTATTGCAATGCCACCTCTTCTACTTCCCACGCCATCTGCCGCAAGTTTTGTACTATCTCTATGAAATGCCCACAATGGATTGTAATTATTGCCATTTGCTTCACACATAATACTTGCACTTAATAATATTTTAGAAGTTGTTGATTTTGGCGTAATACTTAACGATAAATGTGTAGTTGAATCAGAGGCATTTGATGCAATTAATAATTCTTCGCTTGTGCCACTTGCTGTAAAACTTACTGGCGTGGCTGTTTGATGTACTATTGTCTGCAACACACTACCAGTCGGCATACTTGCACTAGGAATACTTGGTTGACCAGAAAAGTTTAGTTTTGTTAATGCCATGCTATGCTCCTATTTCCATTGCTACCAAAGAGCAAACTCCATTTGTTGTTGCATTAAAGTCTTTGTTAGTAAATCCACTACCACCTTCTGCTTTAACTTGTAATTTGTAAGTTATTGTACTTGTTGTATTTGCAGCATCAACATATTGAATACTAATATTGCCTGATACTCCAGTTCCACTTGGATGATAAAAATCTCCTGCTTCATAATTTAATGAGTCAACACCTCCTACTGTTTTTACGAGTTTAGCAGCGTGTTGCCCTACTGAACTATGATGAGTAGAAACTTGAGCTTGAATAAGTATAACACTACTTGTTGCAGCTGGTGTTATATTTATTGTTATTAAGTCACCATAACCAGTACTATAAGCATTTGCAGTTGTGAGGTTACCATATTGTATTTGTAAAACTTTACCACCACCAGCATTTACTGGAGTTTGTGAAAAGGTAACTTGTCCACCAGTTGCAACCGTCATTGCAGCTGTTCCGTTTGAACTTTTGATTGCAGTTCCTCTTATATCTGGTGCAGTAAGTGAACCACCTATCGTAGAGTTACTTGTTACCTCTAATGTATGACCAGTTGGTATTATAACTTTGTTTGCATTACCACCAGAAGTTTGACCTTGAATATTTGTTACCGTTATTTGACTCATCTACTTTCCTTAACTTTCATTCATACCATATAAACAAACAGAACCATCTGCTATGTTACCAGCATTAAATAATAAAAATATACAATTTACCATTGAACTTCTTGTTCCAGCTGTAACATAAGCTGCACCATCCCATTTATACCAAGCACCATCTTCACGACCAGTTGCTCTTGATTGTATAACCATTGTTCTTTGTAAGTTAATTGAATTATTGCCTGTACCAAAAATGTCTACTATTCCAGTAACACCATCATATTGGTCAGTACCAACACCAGTTGCCATTTCATGTGTATTCATACCATCATCATCTTCACTACCAGTTGCACCAGTATTAATATTAAAGTAAGTTTTTTGACCTTGATTGTTTGCCAAGCCTGAATTACCATTGTCTATACTACACCTAACGTAAAGTTGAACAGCATTTTGAGTTGGTCGTATATTATTAAAAACAAGTCTATAATTATTAAAGGCAGAAGTAACTTCTGTATTATTAAAAAGTAAAGAAAGGGAAGCAGTTCCCCCAATATCTATTGATTTTTTTGCAATAAATTGATATGCTGATGTGGGTATTCCAGCTGGATTAGTTGCAAAAGTAACTTGTCCACCAGATGCAATTGTCATTGCGTTTGTACCACTTGTACTTGCAATGTTATTAGGTCTTATCTCACCGAAATTTGAAACACCAGTAAATGTTGAAGTACCACCAACTGAAAGATTATTACCAGCTGGTATGGATATAGTACCACTTCCAGATACAGTTTCAATTGAGTCTACTTTAATTTTTGATGACATATCTATTCCTACTTTTCTACTTAATTGCTGTAATTGTTAATGTAGGCATTGAAAATTGACCAGTTCCAGTATTTTCCCAATACATAGTGTTATGTATTGAGGACTCATTACTTGAACCATACTCTCTACTTTGCATTTTTAGAGTTTTTGCACTTGTCCAAGAAGCTAATCTTCCAACATTTGTGTCAGCACTACCACCAATATTTATTGTCCATGTAAAAGTTACTCTAAAATGACCATTGGTGCTAGCACCATGAGTGGTTCTTGCATATACAACTTCATCACTATCTATGAAAAATTTGTGAGAAGCTATAGCATGATTATCATTAAATCCTGCCATATAATTAAAACTATATATAACTTGAGTAGTGCCTGATGGTGGAGCATATGATATTAAAGAACCAGTTGTGTCTACAAAACTTGTTGTTAATAATTGATTTGCACTAACATTTTGAAATGTATAATTTCCACTCCCAACTGTTATTGTACTGCCATCACAAACAGATGACACAACTTCAATAATAGAACCAGCACCAGCAATGTTATTAGTACCACTTACTGTTAAGTTGCCTGTGACTGCAAGATTACCACCTACAGTCGTATTACCAGCAACTGAAAGATTATTACCAGATGGTAGTGAAACTGTTCCAGTACCAGCTCTTGCTGAAATCGAATCTACTTTAATTGTACTCATACGATTGTTACACTTCCGTTAATTGTTAATGTTACACCACTTGCAATTGTCAATGGCCCAGCTGCAAGTGAGTTAGTATTAGCATCAAAAGTTAAATTAGTATCTAGTTGTGCTTCATGGACTCTAAATATATCTTTTAGTCCACCACCAGCTTCACCTTTGAAAGAACCACCACCAAATGCACCAGCAGATATTCTTTTTAATGATGAAGTAGAAGTATCTAAAACTATAACTTTATCATTACTTGAGTCTAAATCTCCATCTGCAAGTGTTGTTGCATTTCCTTCAATTGAAGTATTTCCAACTTGTGTCAATGTGGACATATTACTTTCCTTTTAACATTTTTTGAAGTTCTGAAGTTGAACCGACAAATAATGCGTTAGTCACATTCTTCGGTGCGTTATTTGGAACTTCTTTTAATTTCTGCATCTTGACTTGTAAATCACCTAACTTTTCTGTAACATCTGCAACACTTTTAATTAATTGACCAGCAACTTCATAAGACCGTGGATGTTCACTTTCTTTCGCAAGTTCAAGAATACCATCAATTGCATCTTGTCCTCTTTCTACCAAACGATAGAAGTTTTCTCTCTGATATTTATAATCATTGTCAACTTCCTCTGGTACTTTAACACTTGGTAATGTTACTGTAGATGTATTTGTTTCCACAACATCTGTAATTCCCAGAACATTATCTAAAACATCTACAGAACTTTTAACCATTATCCACCTATTTCCATTGCTGTTAATGTACTAACTGTAAAACCATTGTAAGGATTATCACTATCTGACGTAACTTTATTTAATTGGATTGTATAAGAGGCGCTATGCTTTGTTCTTGCTTGTAACTTATATGTTAACTCTGAAGTAGATGATGGTTCATCTAATAAATTTAATGCTGCATTTTGTATTTGATAATTTGAGTCATAAGCATTGTCTGTATAATAATGTATGTGTCCTAATTGTCTGTTAGTATTACTAGATGTATTTAATAAAAAGTCTTGACCATTTCTTACAACTTTGAAGCCACCATGATTTTGACTTCCTCCCATTGAAAAACAAATCATACCAGTAATTAATATTTTAGAATTAGTTGATTGTGGTGTTATGACTACATTTAATGGTGTATCATCCCAAGTTGTAGTTCCTGCTGTTTGTGTCCAAGTTGTTCTTAATATACCTTGTTTTACTTGCAATACTGCACCAGTTGTATAAGGTATACCGTTACCAGCTGCATTTTTTAAATTATTTACAAATAATGTACTCATTTAATTTTCCTTATTTAATTCCAAATAATTATACTTGTCATAGCGTTCTCCTATATCCGTAATGTACATACCCACCAGCAGATATATTTCCACTATTAATAGTTAATCTTATTTTATCATTACTTTCATCTACTAAAACTTTTCCACTACCTTCTCTAACTACTGGGTGTCCATCACTTGCAGTACCAATTCCATTCCAACCTACTGTTGTGCGATTAGTTGAACCTGCATGGAAAAAGTTTAATGTAAATATACATTTCTCATCTGAGGTTGTTCCTACGCTATACCAATTAAGTCTTATTTTGCTATCTCCATTTGACCCAGTTCCATTAGTATCAACTCCATTTTTTCTTTCCATCACTACCCATTCATATTCATTACTGCTTTCTCTGAATGAACCTCCAGTTGTTCTTAAATACAGATACATATCTTGATTAGTAGAAGCTAAAACATCAAATAATATTATTTGTTGCATGATATAATTTGTATCTGTTGATAAATCTATTTCTATATTTGCAGCACCACTAACAGCAGTTGTACTATTTGCTATAATATCTATTGGTGATGCACCTATTGGTTTATTAGGAAATGTAACTATTCCACCACTACTTACAGTAGCAGCAGTTGTTCCACCAGTATGTGCAATATTTTGTACTTTAAGTGTTGATGCCATTATGCTAAGTCTCCAGTAATTTGTGTGTTTACTATACCTCTATCTTCTCTATTAGCAGAACTAGGGTGTGCATAATTTGTTGTTACTCTAACATTGGATGTGGTTTGAAAAACAGATTTATCACCGCTATTGGTGTGACCAATCATAAGAACATTTGAATAAGCTGTGCCTTGTGCCCTAACCGAACCAACAACTGAATAATCAATATTACTCATTGCATTAGTGTAAACTTGAGTATAGTCGCCACTTCCGTTGTCTGTAATTGATGCAGTATTAAAAGAGTCGAAAAGTGCTATGGTGCTAGTTCCGTTCATGGACATCCATGCTTTACATAATCCTTGTTGTAAATTAGTTGTAGCAGTACCCTCACCTTTTATAGTGATGTTACCAGAATTTATAGTCATATTATTTGCGTTACTTTTACCAGCTATGGTATCGGTATTTGCGTTATCTACTGTTAGTGTTCCTGCCATTTATTTTCCTAAACTATTGTTAGATTACCTAATACTGTCAAGTTTACTGTACCAGAACTTGATACCGTTAATGGCCCAGCTGCTGATGCGTTATCACCAGATGCAATTGTCACACTAGTATTTAAAGTTGATTCATTCACACGAAAGATATCACCTTTACCATTTGATGCATCACCAGTTGAACCGTTTTCACCAATAAAAAATCCAGCACCAGAAGAACCAGAAAACTTTGCATCTGTTACTGCATTGTTTGCTAAATCTGCTGTTGCGATTGAACCATCTTCAATTGAACGACTATTTACTTTTCTGATTGCCATGTTTATTCCTTTTTAGTATTTAGGAGTCATCATCATCCTCACCAGTTACCTCGTTAAAATTTTGTGCATCTTGGAAGAATGATGTTGTTTCATTAAATCCAAAGTTATCATCTGCATCAGCACCAGCTGGTGTTGGTGCAACCGTATATCTCTGTTCTCTCTTAGGTGCGTTGACTTGAATATCTGTGTATTGGTCAACTTGTACCGACTTAATAACTTTTTGGTCTGTAACTGGGCCATATAGATAAAACTTAGATGTAAAAGTTAAAGTATATGTTAATACTCTTCTCTCTGAAAAATCACCTTCATAACTATCTTCATATGAAACTCCGTTTAAAATAATCGGAACATCTCTTGTTGTTCCCATTGCAGTATTATCATTTAGTGTAATTGTATAATCTGGTTGAAAAAATGGAAGTATTTGTTCTACTACTTGTAAAGCATCATCTGAATTCTTTGCCATAACTGCTAATGAAAAATCCATATTATATGGAACAGGCATAAATTGTGAACTCATTGATTTACCATCAGTTGATGAGTTTACTTTTTTTAATTTTTGTATTGAATTTAATTTTCTTGAAGGGTCATAAGAAATACCAGATATTTCAAAACCTATTCTTGGTAGAGTAAGTGCAACTTTTTTTGTTAGGGTTGCATCTTCCCTTAACCTTGTTAAAAACTTTTGTTTTGGGCCATATGCAAGTGGAACTTTCATACTTTGTGTTACTTCACCAGAATTATTTATTCTTACAATATTAATATTGTTAAAGATTGTTCCAAAGGCTACCACAACCTTTCGCATTGTTTCATGGTAAAATTGTTGTCCTAACATATTATCCTACTTTCCCTATATCACCGAATGGATTAGATTCTGTAAAATCTAATATCGTGTCATCTTGTTTATCAAAGAAATCATTCATTGCATTTTCATCAATTGTGTCAACAACAAAACTCTCTTGTATTATATAGTCACCAGTTTCAAGTTGTATTTGTCCAGTACCATCTTCTAGTGTTAATTGATGTTGTAACATATCTAGAGAGTTTGCAGATTCAATTGCATCAATCTCTGCGATACCAGTATCCAAATCCTCACCAGAATATTGAAAGGTTTTACATTTAAGTTTAAAAGCTGGTATATTGTGTACTTGATAGAAAGGGTCATCATGGTCTACAAAAGATATTTCAAACATCTTTTTTACTTTGTCAAAATAAATCAAGTCACCCTCATTAGGTCTTGTCTTGATAATTAAATTACTATCAGTAGAAACTAGTTGTTCAAATCTTCTTCTTGATACAACAAAAGTCACATCTTCATTCATTTGTAAACCAAACTTGGACATGATTTCTTTTTCACCCTCATATCCTTCTACATTTTCAAAGTACATTTCAATCTGGTATGCATCACCAAATTTAGATAATACATCTTCACCAAGAAGTTCATCTTCCTTTACTAATGTTCTTGGAATGTAAAAAACATCTTGTCCATAAATTCGGAGTTGCTCAATCATTAAATCTTCATATAGATTTTTTTCAGATTGAGTTCCAGTATTAAAATATACGTTTGTTCCCATAACTTATCCCATCATGTAATCTGGTGGTAACTCATATGAAAGTTGTATTTGTTCTTCTAATTTTTCTAGGTCTGCTTGTGCTTCTTCAAAAATTTTTGCACCGTTTAAAGTAACTCCACCTAACATTTGAACTCCTTCAAACTTAGATAGGTTTGCACCCCATTGTCTTTTAATTAATGCAGTTGCATATCTTTTAAGAAATATATCGTCATATATATCTGTTAAAGTATTTGGATTTAATTTTCTATATGCTTCAATAATAAAAAACTCACCAGCTGCTAAATCATTTTTCCAATCCATATCTATATACAAACGATTTTGATGTTGATTGAATCTTATCGGTTTTTCACCAACAAGAATATGGTCTAGAAAATCTAAATGTTGTCTTGTCATTTGATAATGAATAATTGACTCGCTTGAAAAATCGTACAAATCATTCAGACGAAGTTGATAACGAATATCAAACATATTGGTTGTATTTTTATCTGTGAAATCAAAGATTTTAATAACTGAAACAATTGTATCTGGAACTGGTATAAAACCTTTTCCTTCTAACCATGTTGCACTTATAGAATTATCTAATTTATCAGTTACACTTTCAGAAGAATTAGTTGCAGCTCTGTCTATTTCTGCTTGTGTGATTGCGTGTTTTAGATAAACTCTTTCTACACCATCATAATGATATTGTGCAAAATATTGAAGTGCTTCATCTATTCTATCATCTATTTGGTCATCATCAACATTTATATCAATTACTGGTTTACCTAAACTTCTCAAACAATATTCTTTGAAAGTTGCTTTTGTTGAAGGAATTGCCATATTGTTCTACCTCGTTACACTAGGATTGATTGTTGCTTGACCCTCAACAACTCTTGTCTTTAATCCACCACTAGATGTTATGACAACATCATAAACAAAACGACCAGCTTCTAATGCAGCTGTTTGTGTGTCAGTAAGTGTTATTGTAATTGTTCCATCAGATGCACTTGCTATACTTGTAGTAAAACTTACTGAAGTAGATGAGAGATGATTTTTTCTCAACATAGCTGCAACTGAAAACCCAGATAAATTAATAACTGTTCCAGTAGAATCTTTTGCTGTGATTGTTTTTGAAAAATCAGCGTCTTGGTCAATAAATATATTTTCAATGAGTGCCATTACACAATCCTTTTTAAGTATTTATAAGGAAAATGTGTTTGAGATTATCCACCAACTTCCATTGCAGTTAAAAATAATCCAGTATCAGCTCTATTTATTTGAACTGCTGTTGAATTTCCAGTTCTATAAAAAATAGTATAAGTCGTTGCACTAGTTGTGTTTGGAGAATCTAAAAACTCCATTGAACCAGAACCATATCTACCTTGTGCATTATCATTATGAACATAAAAAAAACAATTTGCAGTTCCAACACCTAAATTAGTGCTTCCTCTATAAATGGTTGCATAAATATCATCATTTTGTGCCATATAAAATCCACCTATACTAGATGTTAAAAGAATTTTAGATGAAGTAGATGTTGGAGTTATAACTACAGCAACACCAGATGTTACAAAAGATGTGCTTCCAGATGTTATTACTGTGTCGACAAAGGATTGTTTAACTTGAAGAATGTGGCCAGGAGCATTTAATACTCTACCAGATGGAATACTGGTATTACCGCTACTATCTATAGTTATTGCACTATTACCATTAGCGTGGTCTGCAATTGTTCCGACTTTTAATGTACTCATTTTTTATCCACCTATCTCAGTTGCTGAAATGAAAGATACACCTCTATCATGACTATTATTATTGGTATCGTTTATAGTCCTATTGATATAAAAAGGATTAGTTGTGCGACCTACCACACCTAATTTATAATTTATTGCAGAGGTTGTGTTTGGTGCATCAAAGTAAGTTAAATTTGCCATTTCAGGTGTTGAATCATTATCACCATCTAAACTTGATAGTCCAGAAGATATACCAATTAGTCTGCTG